GTAAGAATCAACGGCAGAACGTCAATTGATGGCGAAAGCTACGGTTTTGACGTTGTTGAAGATGATACACCTACTTTGATCGCATTGAAGATAAAAGATGCTATTGCAAATGTTTTAGCTGCACCTTGTAAGGCAGGAGTTCCGACAGCGGGAGTACTTCCATGCACAGCGAAATGGAAAGGTGTAACAGGTCAGGAATTGACTATTGATATTGACACCAACGGCGACGCTGTCGGGGTTTTATATGCGGTAGCACAAGACACAGCAGGCGCAGGATTAGAAACGATTGACGACGCACTTGCAGAATTTCAGCAAGACTGGAACACTCTTGTTATTAATTCATATGGCGCAACTTATTTTGATGAGCTTGAAGCTTTCAACGGAAAGCCTGACCCAACATCCCCAACAGGGAGATATGCAGGAATTCTTTTTAAACCATTCATGGCATTATGGGGAAGTAAGGAAGCTACAGCTGCCACTCTTGCGGCAATTACAAACACAGACACAAGAAAAGTAAATCTTACGAACGCACTTGCTCCAGCTCCTAATAGTGAAGGGTTCACATGGGAAGCCGCCGCAAACGGTTGTTATCTTGCCGCGAACGTGTTTCAGAACACTCCTCATCTTGATGTTTCAGGACGTTCATATCCTGCCATGCCGGTACCGGTTGACGGGCTAATTGGCGATATGTCAGATTATGATCAAAGGGATTTCCTTGTTAAAAACGGAGCTTCAACAGTTACCCTTGAAGGTGGCGCATATAAGTTTCAGGATTTTGTAACAACATATCATCCTGTTGGAGAAAATCCAGCGCAATTCAGATACCCGCGTGTAATCAATATTCATTTCAATTTCAAGTATGGATACAGATTACTGGAGCTTCAGAATGTAATTGATCATACGATACTTGAAAACGATCAACCGTCAGATGTAGGTACAACCATTAAGCCAAAGCAGTGGAAAGGAATTCTATTCGATTACTTTGATGACCTTGCAAAAAGGGCTTTGATTTCAGACCCTGATTTCTCAAAAGACAACACACAGGTTGGTACTGATGGAACTAACCCTGACAGACTGAATACAACAACAAAATATAAATCTACCCCTATCGTAAGAATCGCTTCAAGCACCATTTCGGTTGGGTTTGCTTTCGGAATTGAATAATAATTATAAAAACAAGATATTATGAGCTATACAGGCGGTGACATACTAGAAATTACATACAACCATCCAACAGTTGGACAGGGTACGTTATTCCCAAAAGCAGGAGAGGATTCAACTTTCGACAGAGGCGGCTATAGGTCAGCTGATGAAGATGAAAACGTTGCCGGAAATGGCGACATGATTGACGTTATGACAAACAGAAGGTGGTCTGCTGAAATGGTTGTTGCAAATGATCAGAATGAAAAAGACGAAATGGGACAGGTTCTTTCTCTTGTCAGAAGTACCGTTCCTGCTGTATATACAATTACAGTTATCAATGGGACTGTATGGAAAGGCAAAGGGAAGCCGGTAGGAGATCTTCAGGAAGATGTTAAGAACGCAACATTTTCATTAAAGCTTGGCGGCGGCGGCAAGATGGAACAGGTAGTTTAATAATCAAAATTCAAATATTATGCAAAAAGTAAGCACGGAACAAGCTATTGCAGAAGTGAACTCATGGCTTGATTACAAGAAGGTAAAAACAGCAAAAAGAGAATCTAACGCAGAACATATTGATACTCTTGTGTCATGTGTTGAGGACGGCACGATAATTATTAACGATGATAAAACAATTGTTCATGAGCTTGGTTTTGCTCTCGAAAACACAGAGGGAGAAACTACAGTAGAAAGATTGACTTACAAAGCCCGATTAACAATGCTTGACATCCAAAGAGCTACAAAAGGAATTTCACCAAATGATCAAACAGAAAGAATGTTTGGATTTGGAAATGCCTTAACAAATGTAGGTAGAGGAGTTTTGAAAAAACTTGACTCTGTTGACAACGGCGTTCTTCAGGCTATTGCTATTTTTTTCACATAGAATTACTGAACAATGAGAATATTGATAATATAGTTGCAAGCGTGGTAAGGCAATACCACTGGAGCGTAAGAAGGGATATCAGTTCTTTATATTTTGATGATCAAGATTTTGAGGGGCTGATATTTTGGTATAATGATGTTGTTGAATATAATCGACAAGTCAAAAGTAAAATGAAAAAATGAGCGCATACGTAGTATCAACACAATTCAGGGCTGTAGATGGATTTTCCGGTGTTGTCCGGGGGATGACAGCTTCAACGCAGGCTTTTTCTAATAAAGCACAGTCTGCAATGATGCGTGTTAATGCTTCTATTAATAGGCTCATACCTTCAGTGTTCAGGCTTAACGGCGGCTTTGCAAATATGATTGCTGGCTTTGCCGGGTTCGGGGTTCTTATGGCTGGAGGAAAGGCCGTAATGGATTACGATAAAAACATTCAGTCACTTTCAGCAATTACAGGGACGTCTGGCGAAGCGCTTGATGAGTTCAAGCAGAAAGTTATGGAGGTTGCAAAACAGCAGAAAGTTTCTGCTGCTGAAATTGCCGACGCATTTTCATTAATTGGAAGTGCAAAACCTGAATTACTTGAAAGCGCAGACGCACTTGCGCAGGTCACAGAACAGGCTGTAATACTATCAAAAGCGGGAGGTATGGAAGTTCCCGCTGCTGCTGATGCTCTTACAAACGCTATGAATCAGTTCGGTGTAGGTGCGGAGGATGCCGCTAAATTTGTAGATATCCTTGCAACTTCCCAGCAAAAAGGTACTGCGCGAATAGGGCAATTATCGGCATCTCTTGTTGAAGCTGGTAGCGTTGCAAAATCATTTGGTCTTGATTTTGACCAGACAAACGCATTACTACAAGGATTTGCAGCTGGTGGAAAATTAGGAACAAAAGCTGGTACTCAATTGGCTGGGGTTTTATCAAAATTAAGTAAAGTATCAAATAAAGATTTTAATCCATCATACACGAATACGATAAAGATCATTGATAACCTTACAAAAGCTAATCTATCTTACCCTGAACTACTTAAACTTACAGACGCTGAGGGCGCGAAATGGCTCTCAACGCTTATAAGTCAAAATGACGTAATTCAAAAGCTTTCCGGTAATTTGCATGAAGTCGGGAATGCACAAGAACAAGCTGGGGTTGTGACAAAATCGCTTTCTGCTAAATTCGGAGAACTGAAAGGGGCGTTTGATAATGCAATTATAGGAGCTACTGAAGGTTCTTTTATTATGGATGCATTTTCCGGGATATTATCCTTTTTAGCTGATAATATGGATACAGTTCTAAGTTTAGCTCTATTAATTGTAGGTGCGCTGATAACTCTGAAAGCTATTACAATTATTATTACAGGCTTTACATGGCTGTATAATGTGGCTATAGGTGTAATGGGAGCTTTTCAGAACACGGCAAATATAGCAATTGGCAGAAGCGTTGTTGCTATGGTTGCTTATAAAACTGCAACAATAGCGATTACAGCCGTAACGTGGCTATTTAATGGAGCCGCTAAAGCTCTAGGCGTTGTACTTACATTTCTTTCAGCTAATCCTATTGTATTAATTATAGCCGGAATAGTGGCGTTGATAGCCGGTATTATATGGGTAATCAAGAAATTTAACCTATGGACGGTAATTACAAAAGGAATAGGTAAGGTATTTACGTGGCTTGGTGGCTTGTGGAGCGGGTTTGTTGAGGGTATAAAAGCTTCGCTATCTGCTGTAGTTGATACATTTAAAGCGATTGGAAAGACTGTATTAAGGTGGCTTTTGGCTCCCATTGAGTTATTTTTAGAAGCTGTTTCGTATATTCCGGGAGTGGGAGGTATGGCAGATGACGCTTTGGCAAGTATAAGATCATTTACCCGGGACGAAGAAACGTCAGGCGGAGGAGGTTCAGAATTATTTGCCAACGCTTTCGACAGACTCAACACACAGGCAGACACGCAGGCAGCAATAACAGAGCGCAACGAAACATTTGAAAGGCAGCAGGTTAATATTACAGTTGCTGACGAAACAGGAAGAGTAACAGTTGATAGTGATAAGGATTTAATACCTGTAATGGTAGGAAGCACAACATGATAGATATTGTTATATATGAAGATGGTGACGGCGGCGAAATGTTGCTGCAAGGTAATGACATAGCCACCACTGAAGGGTTCACAAATCAGCCTTATCTGGCTATGTTTGGCGGCAATGTAGAAGCCAGCACAACAGGTAATGAAACTGAAAATGAACAACGTTTCGATTGGTGGGGCAACGCGTTCACGCCTGATGAGCCTGAAAAACAAATGAACAGCAGTACCGAAAGGGCGATGAATGAAAATGCTTTAAGCAGTTCAGGAAGGGCAGCTATTGAAAACGCTGTAAAAGATGATCTTCGATTCTTGCGTGACCTGGGAGAATTATCTGTATCTGTTGTTATTGATGAGCTTAATAAAATAAAAATAAATGCTGAATTGCAGCAACCGGAGAAAACGCAAGACGAAAATTTAAAGTACTTGTGGGACGGCACACGCAATGAAACATATGAAGATATAATATTATGACAATTCCGACATTAAACGAACTATATACGGCTATTCTTGACGACCTGAATACAAAATTATCTGTAACCATACCTTTGTTTGGAAAGAATTTCTTACGTGTTTCAGCACTTGTTCAGGCAGCAAGACTGAAGTTGTATTATTATTTTATTTCAAAAATACAGAAAAATACATTTCCAGATCTGGCAGACCCTGAATCTGCAGGCGGCACACTTGAAAGATTTGGACGTGTAAAGCTGGGCCGCGATCCATATCCTGCAACAGCTGGCGAATATACTATTGATGTTACGGGTACTTTTGGCTCTCAAATTCCTGTCAATACAACATTTAAAAGTAATGACCTTTCAAGCAGTCCCGGAAAACTCTACATAGTAGATACGCTGTTTACATTCCCTGGTAATGGAACTTATCAGATATCTGTAAGAGCGCTGGAGGTTGGTATTGATGCAAGATTAGCAGAAGACGACGGTATGAATCTTACAAGTCCATTAGTTGGCGTTGAGGGTGCCGCTGTGGTAGATTCAGAAGACACTGTGCCGGTAGCTGCTGAAACAACAGAAGAATACAGAGAGAAAGTTCTTGAATCGTTTCAACTTGAACCACAAGGAGGGAGCCGGGCAGATTACCGCCTTTGGGCTGCTGACGCTGAAGGGCTACGAGAAATATATGTATATGTTGTTTCTGGCGAAGTTGGGGAGCTTGATATATTTGTTGAGGCATTGCCTGATGATAGTACGGACGACAAAGGAACACCTCCACCTGCAATGTTAATAGATGTTGAGGACGTAATAAATCAGGATCCGGTTACATTTCAAGATCGTAGACCTGCAACAGCTTTTGATTTACATATACAAGCCATTATTCTTAACGATATTGATATAGAAATTACAGGGTTGGCAATTGATACACCGGCAATACGTGACACTATTGATGAGGCTGTTATCGCTTTCTTATACACTGTGCGGCCGTTTCTGGACGGCGCAGAGAATCCGAATAATAAAAATGATTGGCTGTATATAAGTAACCTTATTAGCGCAATTAACGCCGCCATTGGTCAGTCAAATAATTTTACAGGTATTGACCTTAAAGTGAATACCGTGAGTGTTACGAGTTATCAGTTTTTGGGCGGCAATATTGCAGCTTTAGATACAATTACATATGTTTAATAATTTACTAAAATTAACGAAACAGCTTTTTCCTACAGGTAGAGCCTTCAGGTTTTCGCTTAACGGGATCAAGCAGAAATATACAGAAGGTTTACTTCTGTCCGAACAAAGGGCATTAGATGACGCTTATTCTGTGCTATATACTATTTTACCCGATAATGATAACTTCACTGCTGACGATGCAAGCATATGGGAGAACAGGCTTGGATTGATTAACGGCGACGGCAAGCCATTAGCAGACAGGAAAGCGGCCATACTTCGTAAATACAGATATCCAGGTGATATATTACCCAGGCAGTCAGCACAATATATTGAAGATCAGCTACAATTAGCCGGATTTGACGTTTATGTCCATGAGAATAGATTCTTTCCGGGACCTGTTACGAAGTCACCTGGAGAATTAGGGGTTACTCCCTTACCTTCTGTTGTTCAGCATGGACAGTTTCAGCATGGACAGATTCAACACGGACAATCATTGTTCGATATCTGCGCAAACTACATTGACTCTGATCTTGATAGCGGATTCGTCATGTCAGATTTAAGAGCAACATTTTATATCTCTGATGTAACTCTTCCTGATTTTGCTGACGTTGACAGTGATCGGAAAGCTGAATTCAGAGAGCTTATATTAAAATTAAAACCAGCGCATAGTGCAGCATTTTTATTTATAAATTACACATAACATCATGGCAAGAACATTCAATGATATACCGAACACGCCTACATCTGTAGATTATCCAAACGGCGAACTTATTGACGAAACAACACCCGGATCAAACGACGGAACACCCGTTAATAGAGATGTGTACGGGGATATAATACAGTTTTTTCAAAAACTACTTATTGACGCAGGAATTACCGCAGATGGTAACCCTGATAACGTAACTAACGGGTATCAGCTTATAGAAGCAATGGATAAGCTTCAAGGGCAAAATAGAAAACTGACCATTGATATAGGAGATTGGAATATGCAGACCACTGCAAATTTATTTATTACGCACGGCTTGGGAGGTCTCTGGAACAATGTTCGGTGTTTGGGTGGTATTATTCGTAATGATGCAAATGATACGTATTATCCAATTGGTTCGCTTGGTGATGTTATTTTAACTGTTGATTCAGGGATAATAAAGATTAATTCTACACAAATAAAGCTAACAAGAACAGCTGCAGGTCAGTTTAATGCTGCAGCTTTTTCTACAACAAGCTACAATAGAGGTTGGTTAGTATTTGAATACACTACATTAGTAGGTTAATGGCAGTCATTATAGATGTAAATACAAACGAAATGATTGCTTTAACAAACAAATTAAAGCAATTGCATAGGTCAGCTTTTCCTTTAGCTGTAAGGGGGACATTGAACGACCTTGCGTTTGATAATAAACAAAATACATTACAAAGTCAGGTCGCCAAAAGCTTTACCATTAGAAAACCTTCATTTTTCCGTGCTTTTTCTGGTGTTAGAAAAGCTGGCGGCGGCTTTGACGTCAAAACAATGTCGTCTACGGTAGGAATGAAAAGTAAAGGACAGATTGCAGGAAAAAATCTTTTACAACAGGAAATAGGGGGGAAACTTAAAGGGAAAAGATCACTGGTTCCTTTGGATGAAGTTAGAGTTTCCAGAAATAAAAGAAAAATAGTAAAGAAAAAGTTTAGAACCGGTAAAGAAAAGGGAGGTTTAAGTAAATTTACTCTTCATAGGTCTTTTATGAATAACAGTAGCTCAAAAAAACAACAATTTGTAAAAACTGTCTTGCATTTTGCAAAAGAAGATAAACCGCCAAACCTTTTTATTATAAATGAAGCTGGTAAGTTAATCCAAATTAAAAAAATTATAAAAAAAGGTAAATATAATGTTATAGTAAGCGAGAAAATATATAGCTATAAACATAACAGATCAATAAACGTAAAAGGCAGGGGTTATTTAAGAAAATCAGGAAAGCAAAGCGCTGCTAAAGTAAAAGTATTTTACACAAAAAACGCACGGAAACAATTTAAAAGATTAGCCTCATGAGTTGGTTAGACAGAATAGAAAACGACCTTATTATAACGCCTGACGACGGTAAAAGTAATACTTCATTCAGACCGAGCTTTTTAAACCCTAAAAAAAAGATTGAATACAATACACGTCAATTTGATTTTGTAGGAATAAACGGAACCCTGACCGTGAGATCAACGGTAAAGGGAACAGTTTACCCGCTTGAATTATACTTTCAAGGTGATGACCATATCGAAATTGTTAATAATTTTGAGGAAGCGTCAAGGAATAATAAGCCGTGGAAGATGCAGCACCCTTACTATGACGATCTGAAGGTTCAGCCTTTGAAAATGGATATTGACCACTCGAAAGGGAACGTTTCAAAAGTTATGGTTACTGTTGCTGATGTTGATCTTGCAAAGCTGATCACTGATGAAAACATCTATCAGATTCTGATTCAGAAAAAAACTGATAGCGACAATCTTTCAGGTGAAAAGTTTGTGACAAATATCGCTGAAGCTGATACAGAGACACAGGCGACACTAAATGAGGCTGTTGATATTATTGAGGAAGAATACAGAAAGATTATTATACTTGACGAAGAGGCGTCTGAATTCCTTAGTCTTGTAAGCGATGCAAGGAACAAAATCTCATTTGTAAGCTCCTTTGCGCTTACGGCTATATTTGCAGTTCAAGAGGTTATTAATTACCCTATCAGGGTTACGAATGACGTTACGTTACGCTTGAACGCTGTGAATGAAGCAAGAGAGAATTTATTCTCTGAAATTTCAACACTTACAAAACAAGCGAAAATAACCCTTGAAACACTTGTAACGCCGATGTTTACAACTATGGTTCAAATGGTGAATGATACTGATATTTCTTATAACACAAGGACTGAAGTATTTGATATATTCGACCTTATTTCCGATGCATATTCTGAATTTATAGAGGACTTGGACGGCTTGCAGGGGGAACGTGGAGATAATCCAGATGACTATTTCCCGGATAATGAGAATATGTCTGCGCTTGATGACACTGTTAATTACGGCTTATCAGGTTTACTTCTTGACGCATTTAATCAAAGACAGGAAAGATCTGTTATATTAGCAGAAGACTCAAATGTTATTGTATTATCACACAGGTATTATGGTGAAGATCTGACAGACGAAAAACTTGATAAATTCATTACGCAGAATGAAATCGGATTGAACGAAATAGGGAATATTAAAAAAGGCAGGAAAATAATTTATTATGTATGATAATAAAGGTTAAAAATATAAGGATAGAAAAATATAATGATCTTAAAATTTCATTGAAACACGATGCTTTAGCGAGTACGTTTTCTGTTAATATCTTTGTTGACAACAACAACAAACACCTATTTAAGCCATTATCATACAATGAAATTATTATCGAAAGAACTATAGAAGGTAGAGGATCGGAACCGTTTCGTGTTTTTACAGGAATTATTTTAAATCATACCATAACTGTTCAACCTGTAAAGTCCTGGTTAAAGATTTCAGGCTATTCCTTGCCGGGAATACTTGAAGACTGCCAGATACCACCAACCGATGCACATCAGTTTGATGGATTAAGAGTTGTTGATATAATCAGAAAAGTGATAAGACCGTTCAGGCTTAACCTATTAGACTTAGATCGGGCGCAAACCTTAGTCGATGAGCCATTGAGCAGTGTTAACGCAGAAATAGGGGAATCAGTAAAATCATTTATTACAAAAATAGCCGAACGAAGAAATTACATTTTGACACATAATAGGCATGGGTATATATTACTTAGAAAATCAGCTGATTTTTTCCAGACATGGACAAACAGGGTAAATATATTTGATGGGAAATATTTAGAAGCAAAGCTTACTGTTTCAGGACAGAAAATACATACTAATTCCTATGTTGTTGGTCAAGAAAATACAGAATTGGATATTAGTAGCAAAATATCAGAGTCAAAAAATCAGATTGTAGATTTTGAAACTGATGAAATTTACAGACCTATTGTCAATAAATCTGATACCAATGACTATTATAAAGCAACGCCTGAATATGAGGAATATTATCCTTCTTCGTGGGAATTAAAAAAAGAGCTTAAAAATATCGTATTGAATATTAAATTGAGCCGTATAACTGTTGGTTTAGGAATTTTCAAAGATGATTTAATGCTTCCTTTTCAGCCTATTGTTGTCACAAAAGAAGAATTCGGAATGACAAACGTTGATTTTGTTGTAAGAAGCGTAGATTATTTAATAAATAAAAAACAAGAAACATGCACTATATCCTGTGTTTTAGCAGAATGTTTTGATGAAAAATTAATTCAGGATCAACAAAAAAACATATTCTCATGAATATAATGAAAGTAGCTTCAGCGGCTTTAAATAATATCGGTCAATTTATAATTAAGGTGTCAGGCAATGGAGGAAAAGACATCAGAGAGGCTTATCAAGTAGCGCCTCATGGTATTGATGCAAAACCCTACCCTAAGCTGAAAGCTATATACGCAAGAACAGACGCTGACGAAGCCCCTGTAATTATTGGATATATAAACATTAACCTCATTGCAGAAGATGGGGAAACAAGGCTGTTTTCAACAGATAGCGACGGTCAGCAGGTGTTTTCTATTCACCTCAAAAACGATGGCACATGTGAACTGGGCGGAGATGCTGATTTTCTCGTTAGGTTCAATGAGCTTAAGAGCGGGTTTGATGCTTTTAAAAGCGACGTCAATAGCTTTATAACAACAAAATATAATACTCATACGCATGCTTCTGTTGGCGCTGTACCCGTTCCTTTAGGTTCAGCAAGTACTGCAAGTATTGATGCAGCAAAGATTGACGAAATAAAAACCCCTTAAAAAATTACATTGTGATTTGCTTCAGACCCGGTTGATTTGTTCGCCGGGTTTTTTGTTTCGTTCATCCCTAAAAATCATTCATTCGTCAATAAACGACAATATAATGAAAGATAATTGTCTTTTTGCTTGACATTGACAATATAGTGTCGTATATTTGATGTATATTAATTATTTAAAACTTCACATTATGAAATTAGTAGAAATATTTGAAAATAACAAAGAAGAAATAACAGAGCAGACTCTTAACCTTATTCCCGAAGCATTCCAATACGAAAACAATATATCATTTTTCATCTCCCTGGAAGATGACGTGGTAACAGTTGATTATATAACGTATTCTGGGAACATAGTAACAGATCATTATCATTTTTATACTGTTAGGAATTACGATATAATACTCCCTGAAGATTATGGAGTTGAGTGTATATCTGATGTACTCATTGATCTGGGGTATGAAGATGATATTAAAGCAGGGATTGAAGATCAAAGAAATAATTTATATTCAGTTAACATTTAAAACTTCACATTATGAAAGCAATAACCCTCAACAACAGACTAAACAAAAGATACAACGGAAGCAAAACTTCAATCGCTTACAAAATAGTGGTTGACCTTATTAATAATACGAATAAAACCTACATGGTATACAATCTTATAAGACCTGTCAAAACATCAGGTTCAGGTCGGTTTACGTCCAATATGGATTATACAGCAGACACAGAAAGTTTATTGACTCTTTTAGGGGTTAAGTACGAATCTGGCAACGATGCCCCCAGGGGTGGTGCAACAGGTAGCTACATTAAAGTATTAACCAAAATAACTTATTAATATGTACTGGATATTAAACTCATCAAACAAAGCTCCTGCAATCTGTGGGAGTATTAAAAAGGTGTCAGAACACACCGGGATATCAGAGAACAAACTTTACCGCGCATTCTCCAGGTTAAAGAAATCAGAGTATCAAAACGAGATTTTCAGGATCGTAAAGGTGAAGAAACTTTAATCTAAGCTTTCAGGGTGTTTGTCACCACTTATTAAACGTTCGTCAAACATTAACATATTTTAACAGTTACAAGTTGTAACAAGTTGTGTAATGTTGTTACTTTGTGTGTAAATCAATTTAACATTATGGAAACTATTGTAAATACAAGATTAAAAATACCTCACAAGCTCAATACAGAGGTGTTTTTAAAACAAAATGCTTACGAAATCAAGAAAAAAGCAGTAATGACAAAAGAAGAATTTCTTCTGGAAGTCATTGAGGAAGGTTTAAAATCAAAAAAATTTAAGTAAATGAAAAAACAAGCACTACAAAAAGCAAAAGAATCTAGTCTTGACGTCTTCAGCAATAAAAAGAATTTTGAGGAAGGTCAAAGAATAGCGAAGGTATTGGCAAGCTCTGATATAGTCCCTAAAATATACCGTGACAACCTACCTAATTGTATGGTAGCTTTAAATATGGCGGCAAGAACAGGGGCAGACGTTATGATGGTTATGCAGAATCTTGATATCATCCAGGGTAAACCGTCATGGAGCAGCAAATTTCTTATAAGCACACTCAACACAAGTGGTAAATTTTCACCTTTAAGATTCAGAATTGAAAGCAAAGGGGACATAAGCGCCATTTCTTATACGGATTATTTCTGGGATGCTCCGACCAAAAAAATGAAACCTGTTAATAAAGTGTTCAAAGGCCCAGTGGAAAACCTTACTTGTGTCGCGTATGCAACAGAATTTTATACAGGTGAAGTTTTGACAAGTCCAAAAATAACTATTGAAATGGCTATCCGCGAGGGATGGTATACAAAGAACGGCTCAAAATGGCAGACAATCCCAGAACTCATGCTTAATTATCGGGCCGCATCCTTTTTCAGTAGGTTATACGCTCCTGAAATATCAATGGGGATGCATACTGCTGAAGAGGTTATTGATGTTGTTTATGAAGATATTACACCTAAAAAGAAAGGTGTTCGTAAGCAAAAGACTGAAATCAAGGATAGGCAATCTGGAAAAACAACAGGTAAGGGCGGTCAAATTTCAATGGATATGCCATAATGAAAACCTCTCACAAATACAGAGATATGGACGAAGATCAAAAAGAGGATCTTCATTCAAACCTTTTGATCGATTCTTTTTCATACTCATCAATTACAACGTTTGCACGTAATGAGAAAGATTTCGAGCGTAAATACATCTATAGGGTATCCGGTAAGAATTCAGCTACCACAATAGCCGGTAACGCATATCATGAGGCCGTTGCTCTATACTTCGGGGAACTCATGGAGGGGAATATAATTGATGTTATTCAAATGGAGCAAATCGCTTTTGATTACATCGACGAATACCCAGCTCACTGGTGTAAGCTTCAGAAAAGTACTCCCACAATCTTTGATGTACGAACAAAAGCCACCAAAACAACAACATTACTGATTAACAACTTCTATGCTGAAAAGCAGAAGTATGAGGCTTTCATTGATGAGATTCTTGGAGTTGAGGAAAGGTTTGAATCGTATCTAACAATCAACGGTGTTGATATTCCTATCCCTTGTCATATGCATCTTGATTTGCGTGTAAGGACGACAGAGGGAAAAATTGCCATAATTGACCATAAATCAAAGATGAGATTTACAGATGATCTTGAACTTAAATTCGTAGCCGGAAATCAAGCAATCATATATACATCATGTGTTGAAGAACAGACTGATGAAAAAGTTGATGAATTCTGGATAGTGGAAAACAAGTACAGCAAGAACAAAGACGGTTCAGATCAGCTTAATAAGTTCGTTATTAACATGGATATCAACACGCGTAAACTTTATCATGCAAAAGTATATGAACCTCTTAAAAGGATGATTCAAGCCATTGCTGACCCTGATTACACCTATGTCATTAACGAGACTGATAACTTTGTTGATAAAGCAGAATTAAATGAATTCTGGGCACGCACAATGATTGCTGAAATAGATGATTTCAGAATCCCGGAAGAAAAGAAAGAACTTATCTCAAAGAGGCTGCGTAAAATCAGAGACTCATCCCTTGCAATGGCAAGCCCTACTATCATAAAGAACTTTCAGAAGTTTTCAGCAGAATTTATTAAATACGACTTAAGCACAACTGATATGACAAATCAACAGAAAATTGAACATGTATTAAAGACATTTGGGTTACTTGTGAAGGTAGAATATACCTTTGAGGGGCACTCATCAGATAGTTACCTTCTGGAGCTTTCTGCAGGTATAAAAATATCAAGTATCTTCAAATATAAGCTTGATATTGCGAACGCTCTGAATGTTGCTACCATCAGAATTAATAGTGATCTTTTCATATATGAGGGTAAATCTTATGTATGCATCGAATGTACGAACAAGAAAGATAGTATTGTTCCTTATGATGAAAAGCATTTATCAGGCTTTAAAATACCCATAGGGATGGATAATTTTAGCGAGTTGGTGCATTGGGACATTGACAACCATTCTACGCCTCATGCTCTTGTGTGTGGCGGCACAGGCTCTGGAAAATCTGTCTGCCTGATAAGTGTTCTGGCTTATGCAAAAGCAGCGGGAATAAATCAGATAATTATTTTCGATCCTAAATATGAATTTCTGAAATATAGCAGTACTGTTGTTTCTGTGTATAATGAAATTGAAAGTATTGAATTACGAATGAGAGCGCTCGTTGAAGAAATGAATGCAAGGATTAAGAAACAGCAAAATACAAAGACGCTTATAATATTTGATGAATTCGCAGACTCAATTGATCAATCAAAAAAAGGCAATGCTCTGAAGGTTTACGAAATGATTCAGGAAGGAACTTATAAAAACGGTATGCCAAAAATGAAACGCACCCATACTAAAACACATAAGAGTCTTGATGAAAATTTCAAGATGTTGTTACAGAAAGGTCGTTCGTGTGGCTACAGAGTGATTGCTGCAACGCAAAGAGCCTCTGCAAAGGTTATAAATGGAGACACTAAGGTAAATTTAACCGTGCAGATTTGCTTCAGGGTTCAGAAAGAAACTGATTCAAGAGTTGTGATTGATGAATCCGGCGCTGAATCATTATCAGGATACGGTGATGGCCTTATTAAGTCCCCGG